CTAATGCAACTTCATAAGCTCTAGGATGTTGGCCTTCTTTTGCAACATCTAAAATGCCTTCGATTGCTTCTTGTCCTTTTTCAATAAGATTGTAATAGTATTCCCTACTATTCTTGTGGTCATTATCCACATCTTCTTTATCTTTTTCTTCCGTTCTAATCACAGGAGCTTTAAACTCCTCTTTTGGTTCTGGAGTTTTAGCAGGCTCTAAACCTAAAATTTCGTTTACTTTATCTTCTATTGCCATAATACTATTTATGTAATATAATTTAGTGTGATATTGAATGATATAGCTATACGGCTTGTGCTTTCATTATAATCTACACTATGTAATAAATCAGAACGCCATAAACATAACAATCCATTTTTTGGTTTAAAAGTGTAAGTTTCATTATTATATTCATTATAATTTTTTACCTTTAAATTATAAAAAACATTATTATGATATTCTTGCCTATAAAATCTTAATAAACCACTTTTACTATCAACACTCACATAAAAATTTCCACTAATTTGAGAACCAGGACTGTGGCCGTGTGTATCATGTTTTCCGCCAACATTCATTTCTGACACCCACAAATCATCTATATCAATAGATAAATCTTTAGTATCATAATTATGAACTATCAAATATTCTTTAACATTTTTTCTAATGTAATTGTAAAAAGGTTTTAATTTAGGTATATGATTTTTTATAATATTAGGTTCAAAATAACTAGATTTTCCATTTTTATAATTTATATTTTTATTACAGTTTTTTAATATGTCATAAGATATAGGCTTTAAAAAATTTGCCATATCAACATCTTCATCTGTGTGAACATATGTTTTAAATATATCAGTCATTATAAAGTTTTTCGTTTATTTCTATACATTTGCTAAGTTTATAATCATCTCGGTGTTCACTTGGCAAACCTAATAAAGGTTTACAATCATATTCACTATATTGAGCATAATCATTATTTACATCATTAAAATGTAAAAATGCTTGAGCGTGTTGATTGCCTTCAAACTTATTTCGCCAATGCCATAACTCACAACCTTTATATAAAATTAAATCTCCAGGTTCAGTATTTAATTTTATAGAATTTGATTTATCAACATTTTTAGAAAAATATATTGGCCATTCTTTTTCACTATCAGAACCTAAACAAAGTGTTGTTGAAATCTCACAAGCAATTTTATCTCTATGGATTTTTAAGTCATCATTACTTTTATATAATCGCCAATATGAATATGTTGGCGTCAACTTTAATTTTGTTACATCTTCCAGTTTTGGTTTTATGTGCGACATCAATGATTCAAATACAATATCACTATAACAACTAAAAGTGTTAGGAACTAAATCATCATTATAATATCCATCTTTGTGTTCATCATAATCAGGACTATCTATTTTTAAATAATAATCCGTAACTTGTTTTTTTAATTTTATATATTCATATAAAAAATTTGTTATATCTTTACTTAAAAAATTTTTTAATAAAACATATTTATTTTTTTCAAATGACATTAACAAAACCTTTCTCCTAAAGACCACAAAACTAAACTATATCTAGTGCCCTTTGATACTGGTTTTACTCTGTGCCAATGATAAGAAGGGAACACAATTACACTACCTTGTTTTTTTAACTCAGGTACAGGCCAGTTTGTGTCCAATCCTGGTTGTTTATTTTTAAAATTAAATTCAAAATCACCACCCTCAAAATCGTCTTCATCTGACAAAGAAATAATAACAGATAATTTTCTTTGTTTACCTTTCCAATCAGGTTTATCATTACCGTAAGGTTTATTAATATCTGTATGCCAATTATAATGTCCCTTTTCTGTAGATAAGTATTTTGTAAATTGTACAGGTTCAAACCAATCTACTTTAAAATTCCATCCAGCATTTTGATTAGCATTGTTGACATAAGGAGAAACTAAATCATATAACCAACTATCTTCTAACCATGTTATCTTAGACCTTCTATCAGTTTTTTTAGCTTTAATACGATTCTCTCCAATCAACCCGTCATCATCTATTTTAGATAAACCAAGCTCTATGATGTCTTTGCAAGTTTCTTTGTCTATAGCTTTTTCCCAAAACCAAAACTGTGATAAATTATTGTAAATCATTCTATAAAATTAAACCATCCTGTTATAATATATTTTTCTCTATTACTTATTTGACCTTTATGTGTATGTGTCCAATCAGTTGGCCAAATTAATGTTAATCCTTTTTTTGCTGGAGACGATATTTTTTGATAATAAAAATCTGTGCCTCCATCTTCTACTGTATTTAGATAAGTCATAAAAGTTAATACTCTGGAAGACAATTTTAAATCAGCTCTTTCAAAATGCCATTTTTTAAAACCTCCACTTGGTTTATAATATTGTATTGTTGATGATTCTGTTATATCAAATAAAGCATTTTCTTTTGCCCAAGTATATTTTTTTTGATATAACTGTAAAACTTCAATTAATTTTAAAGCATATTCATTTAAAACTTCATCATTTTTAAAATCTTCTATAGAGATTGATAAATCTAAACTGTCTTTTGTTTTTAAATTTAAACCACCCGAGGTTATTCCTTGTTTTGCTTGATTTTTATTACCTTTATAATATGCAATTAAATTATCACATATATGTTCAGGCATATACCAGCCTCCTATAAAACTTTCATAAGGTAATTCGTGTTCAATCATTTATATAATTTTCTGTAAAATTTATATTAATATTTAATCTTATTTTTGTGTCTGTTTGAGAAGCTGCTTGATGTGGAATCATACCGTCAAATATTACAGCAGAATTTTCAATAGAAGGTACTTTAACTTTATTATCTAGCAAAGTATAACCATTATTAGAATTGACATAATATAAACAAACTGTGTGAGGTGCGTGAAAATCAATATGCTTTGAACAAAGATAATTTTCTGGTTCTTTGACCATTAAATTACCTTTAACTCTTATTATTTTTTGATAGTTTAATTTTTTTAATAAAGGCTCTATTAAATAGTAATAGTCTGTTTTTCCACCGTTTACAGTAGCGTCTTCCCAATAAAACATATGTTGAAAATGAAACCTCTCGTTGTCATTTTCATCACCAATAGCGTCTATGTATCCCCAAGGAAAATTTCTTGTAGTTAAACTTCTTTTAAGATTTATATGGTCGCCTTTAGAAAGGAAATTTTCGATTACTTGATATTTCATAATAACTCATAATATATATAAGACTTTTAAAAAGTTAATTAAGCAGCTGAAACTTGTGATACAGTTATGCTACCTGAACCGCCTGGTCCACCGGATGAATTACCACCGCCACCTGAACCGCCATTTGCCTGTACAGTTCCGTTGTTAGTATATGTTCCTGCGTGTAAAATTAAAATTCTTCCGCCTCCAGAACCTCCGCCGCCACCTGCGCCGTAATCTGAAGGATTGTTACCGCCTGTTCCTCCGTTTTTACCATTTGCTCTGATAACACCGCCTGAATTGATTGTTACATTACCACCTGAAATAATGATAATTAAACCTCCGTTACCAGTTTGTCCTGATGTACCATACTCACCTGGAGGAGTTCTAAACACACCTGTACCGCCACCTGGATTACCTGCGCCACCGCCACCAGTTGAACCTGGTTGACCTCCACCGGCATCACCACCTCGACCACCGGCACCACCGGTATTACTACCAGTTCCACCTATAGAACCACCTGTGAAATATCCTCCAGTACCACCAGCACCTGCGCCACCCGAGAAACAAGTACCAACACCACCAAGACCTCCAGATTGTCCTGGAGAAATATTGACTGAGTAACTACCTCCGCCTCCGCCACCGCCACCGGTGCCGTTTGATATTGTGCCGCCAGTTCCTCCGGCACCACGAGCAGGTCCTTTCGCACCAGCAGCACCACCAGTTCTTGGTATTGAATATACTGTTCCGTTTCCTGTTAAAGAAGCCATAGCTGCAGCCGCCGTTGTTGCGTCTGTACCTGCACCTGCTAATAATGAAGCAGCTGCGTCTAAAGTGTCTGAACCGCCTGAAGTTAAATATGGAAATCTTAAACCGTCACTAGGCACAGCAGCGCTATCTGAACCGCCAGCCGCTGTGGGGTCTGCTTCAGCTCCTTTTGCTGTCATATCAATTGTACCACTAATTGATACATTACCTGTTGCAAATAACAATAAACCTCTGCACGGTTGGTCTGTTGTTACTGTGTCACCTGCGTCAACTGTGATAGTCGTATAATTTTTAACAACCATATCTCCATCATAGGAGCCGTTTTTGTTAGGAACTGTGTATGTTACATTTGCCATATTATTATTTATATCTCCCTATGGTGTAGTATCTAAACCGCCGTCTGAACCATCGCCAAAATAGTTAGAATTAGTTACTGTAAATGAAAATTGTCTATCAGCAGTTTGTGAATCTGTATCTGTTGCTCTAATTGTAAAAGTATATGTGGTATCTGCGCTTACAGCATTTGCTGTTCCTGATATAACACCTGTTGATGAATTTAAACTAAGTCCTGTACCTGATAATACTGAAGTTGTTTCTGAAAAAGTAACAGTAACACTATCAGTTGTAGCTGCAGCCACGGTAAAACTACCTGCCTGGCCTTCTGTTACAGAACCTAATGAACCAGAAGCTGTTTGCCAAATAGGACCAGGTGAGGCTTGTAAAACAGCAGCTGAAGAAACTACAGCAAGACCATCAGGATTTTCTACTCTTACAAAATAATCACCTGTAGCGGGAGCAGTGACAGTACAAGTTAACTGTGTTGAACTATCTCTCACTACGACTGAACAATCTGTATGCGTACCTACTGAAGATTGAAAAATTGAAACTCTTGGAACTCCTGCTATGAAATTTGTACCAGTTATGGTAAAAGTAGAACTTTCATCTACTGGCAAATAACCACTAGCAGCTGTTTCAGCTGCACTTGTAATTGTCGGAGCTGTTGGAGAAATATTTGATTTGGTGACTTTTTTAAAGTCGCCTGCGCTTGTATCGAAAACTAATAAAACATCTGCGTCATTAGCCGTTTCACCTAACGCTGTTTTACTAGTAACAACAGAGGTATCTATTCCACCATTTTTAACTTTACTAATTGCCATCTAATATCCTTTAATTACTTACTTATATTTATACATCTTCATCTCTTGTTTTATCATAATTTTTACTATCCTGAAAAAACGAGATGGTTGTTGTAAAACCAAAGTCATCATCAGCGTCAGCACTTACTGGATTTGGTACAACCGTTATTCTTTCTTCTCTTGTGGCCGCTGGTAAATCAGTATGTAAGTCTGATTGTGTTTCTCTAATAACTTTTTGTGTTGAAGCAGGTCCATACAAATATGTCTTAGCTGTGAAGTTTAATGTATAGATTACTGCTCTTCTTGTTGTAAAATCACCAGAATAACTGTCTTCGTAATTAATATTATTTAGTATAATAGGAACATCTCTTTTTATACCCATTTCAGGAACAACATTAATTGTCACAGTATAATCTGGTTGAAAATATGGTAAAATTTGTTCTATAATCTGTAAACCGCCTTCAGCAGTTGCCGTAAAACAAAATAAATTATATGATATATTATATGGTACAGGCATATAGTTAAAATTCATTACATTGTTTGTACCTGATTTGACAGATTTAAATTTTTGAACTTTTGTCAATTTTCTACTGCCATCATATTCTATACCTGCAATTTCAAAACCCATTCTAGGTAATGTGATTGCAAATTCTCTTTCATCTAAACTTGGTTGTTGGTCAAGTCTAACTAAAAACTTTTCTTTTGGTGCATAAGCTAAAGGCACTCTAATAGATTGTATTGTACTATCTGAGCCTGTTCTTTTAATTTGTATGTTATTAAAAACTTGACCGAATGCTACGGTCATTTTTCTCATACCTTCGTTATAAAAATGTCCAAACATTATACTATATGTCCCCACCTTTTAATATTACCCATGGTAGTATATACACCACATTTTATACAAGTATATTTCTTTTGATTTTTAAGACTTTGACTAATTTTAGTTATTTCTTCTCTAGTCCATTTATGACCATACATACCATTTAATTTTCCAGGTTTACTAGCCATTTTTCTAAGTCTAGCTAATCTTTCTGGATTTTTTTCAATATCTTCTTTTGCTTTTTTAGAAAGATATTTACTCATATCTTTCATTCTTTCTTTTGTTATTTCACTAATTAGTTTTCTAGTTTCTTTATCATGTGATAACCAACCTATATTGTTTTTGTTTTCACCATAAGGTATAAAATTAAATTCTTTATCAGAAATGATATTTTTACTTTTTAAACCTAGAGCTTTGTCTATATTTTTATATATATTTTTAAATATCATATTTTTACCTACTAAAAGTCCACATCTCCGAACGGATTTCTTTCTGTAAAGTCAAGTATATCATCCGAAGTATCTTCGGTATTAAAACCTGCTTGTGCGTCTAAATCTAAATTTTGTGCATATGTTGATTGTGTCTGTAAGTTATATTCTTCATTGATAAAGTAATTTGCGTCACCACTTACACTATCGTTTTCTAATTGTAATGCACCTGTACCGTCTTCTAACATAAATTGATGTGCTAATTGGTCTAAACTATATTGGTCTTCAGCACTATCAATATCTGTAACGCCAGTATCTAATTTTTCTGAACTGTATT